TGCTTGAAACCCTTAACGAAGAGAAGCGTTTGGGCGGATCACTCAGAACTAGATAATGAAGTCATCAGTATCAAACTACGAAAATAGTTTATACATTAGTGGCGTCAAAGTATTTGGCGTCAATAGTGTTAATTTTGGCTACTCACTTCCTGTTGATCATATCAATGTAATTGGCTATTCTAAGTTTAAAACATTTACTTCTAATCCGCCGCAATCAACACTAAGCGTTCAAAAGTATTTGTCGCCTTCTGATTTCTTTTTAAATTTTACTGGAGTAAGTCCTGTAAGCGGAAATGTAAATTATAATGGAAAGAATTTTGGCTTTGAGTCAGCTTATCTTTCTTCTTATTCTGTTGCTTGCTCGGTTGGTAACTTTCCAAACTTAAGTGCGAGCTTTTCTATATTTGGGCAAGTAGGTTCTGGAGTTGGTTCAACTGGAGCCTCGGAAACTGGTAAGCTTTCAGTTATTCGGCCAAATGATATTACTATAGAGTGTGACGGTAGCGGCACTAATAGAATTGAATCATTTACTTATTCAGTCGAGTGCAAAAGAGAACCGTACTATCATCCAACTGGCAGTTTACCAACTGAAGTATCTACTATAAAACCTTTCAAAGTTAATGCGGAATTTACTATTGCAGTAGATGACTATCAATCAAAAAGAGTTCTTGATTATATAGTTGACTCTAATAAGCGCCGAATTAAAATAAATGTAGGGTCATTGGCCTCATTTACAATGGAGAACATGGAATTAATTAGTGAATCATTAAACTCATCCGCAACTGATGATTTGATGATAACTCTTAGTTATCAAGGATTTATCTAATGTCTTTCTTTTACGACAGAGATCAAAACATAACTGGAACAATCCCAGCATCACTGGGCTTTACGGCTTCTTATGGAGCAACAGTTAGTTTCTCTGCTGAATTAGCGTCATATACTACAACAGATAATTATATGCACGTTATGCCAAAAGGCTTAAATCATTTGCAAATGGCAATGACCTTGCCTTTTGAAAACAGAAAACAAGAAGATGCGAGAAAGATTGCTGGCTATTTTGAATCGCTAAATGGAACTGGATATTTTCAATATACTGATCCAGCTCAGATCTATAAACCGATTAATATGTTTTGCTCAAACATAGAGAATTCTTTTAACGAAAATGATCTTCATACCGTTAACGTTTCTTTAAATTCGGATCAGTCATCAAGCTTGTTAAACTGGAGCGCGCCTTTTATAACAGGTAGCACTTTAAAAGGAAACTACGCTACTGGAGTTGCATACAGTCAATACGATATTGTCAGAAACACAGGAGTTAATCCTAACAATATGTATGATTCTTTTTACTATGTTACTGGTGATATTTCTGCTGGGCAAAATACTGGCATAAGCGATTCAAGATTTAGCAAAGAGTTCTTTTTTCAGCCAACGTATCCAACTCAAGTATCAAAAGAAACGTCCGTAGTCAAAACAGAAATGCCGTACTCGTTCACGAAAAGAACAGATTTCGGACTTCATGCTAATGTTTTAAAATCATTAAAATTAGATTTCAAAGGAGTTTCTGACGCAGAGGCGAGATGTATTCTTCACTTCTTGATTGGGAAACAAGGTTTCAGAAAGTTCCAATATAAGTTTCCAAAGATATATAATCAAAATAAGTATTTTTACGCCGCTGAATGGAGTCATACTTTTGTTTATAAAAACGTTAACGATATTTCCGTTTCAATGGTTGAAGATCCATTAGGAGCAAGAAAGGTTTACTAATGCGAAAACTAATTTCATACGAAATGCAGGAAATGTTTGTTGGTTCAGAAGGAGCTTTTGAACCATCAAAAAATACTGGACAATACGTTTCTCGTTTAGACTTTATCCAAAACTACGGATTTAACTTTAGCGTAAACCGTCAACCGTTAAAACAAATTGGCTCGTCCGCTTTTGCATCTCGCCAAAGCCAACTTGCGCCAGACGTTTCTTTGAAGGTAGATTATCTTCTTAATGATGGATGGAACGAAAAGCATTTGGGGTTAGATGTTTCTAACTCGTCATATTCAAATCCGCTATCAACAGTATTTTCTAGTACAGGAGATAGAAACTTTTACGTCTTGATCGCACAAGATCAGAGGAAAGATGCTTTGGCGGCAACAAGCGCGGACGGATTTAATGTGTTAGGAATAGGTAATGCTTTTATTGGTTCTTATTCTATGCAAGTTGCGGTAAATAACTTAGCTACAGTATCATGCGAATTCGTTGGAGCTAATGCGTCGATATCTAATTACTCCGCCGAAAATTATCTTCCTTCGGTAAATACAGCGTCATCTGGTCAAGCTGCAACAGGAAAGTTTGGAATAGATTTTTACGACAACTCAAGATCAAGCAGGGTTGCCACGGGATTCAAAGGAGTCTTTGATAATGGATGTTATTCTGCTGGAGCCTCTATCTCTGCTGAAGCTGTTTATGGAGGAAGCGGAGTTGCGTTCGGCCATGTCTTTGAGAACTTCACTTCTTTTTCTTTGCAACTAGGTTTAGAAAGAAAAGCTCTTTACGGATTTGGCAGCAACTATCCAACTACAAGAAAGATTCAAAAACCTGTGGTCGCTACAGTATCTCTTGAATCAATAGTAGAATCATTTGGAGCAGAGAACTTAGCGCAAAAATTGCAGCAAGAAAACATTAGCGTAAGTGGATATAATTTTGATATTACTTTTAGAGACGCGCAATCAAATCCGAAATTAGGAATCAAAGTACAGAACGCGTTTTTAGACTCTTATTCAATCAATCCTCAGATCGGAGGAAACGCCACAATTCAAACTAATTGGTCATTTGAAGTTTCCGAAACAACAGGAATATTAATGTCAGGATCGTATGGTCAACCAGCATTAAGTGCAGTTTATATAAACGAATCAATCAATCCTTAATGTAAATATAAGCATGAGCAAGAGAGCAACAGAACTTCCAGTAGCAACACAGTTAAATTCTCAAGATCAATTTATCTTCTTTAGTAATGTAGATAAAAAGATGAAGAGAGTTGCTAGAGATGATATGTTTGGAAGTAACGGTATTGCTGACGCAATGCCAGCTGCAAAAACTGACTACGTATTGGCAGATGATCCTGTTTATAAACAATATACTGGATTTATTTCTCAGGCTTTTGCTCAACAAGAAGTCGCAAATGATTATTTTGATGCGGCTACTGGATATTTAAACCAAGTAACTGATACTTTAAAAATAGCAACAGGAACTTTACAAACACAATATGTTGCGATCTCTGGAGAAACTGACGGAATCAATAGTTCATTATCAACTATATCTGGAGCAACTGGATTGCTTTCGACAGCAACAGGAACTTTAGCCATACAAATTCAAACCCTAAATTCCACAACAACAGGAATAAGCGGAACATTTAGAAGCGAAATTACTGAAACAAATTTAACGGCAAGTAATATCAGCGGAAGTTTGGCGGCTAGAATTGACGTTCTTTCAGCAAGTGGTAACCTTGGTCTTTCTGGATATTTAGCAGGAAGAATTGAGGCTTCTGGAGCTGTTGTTGTTACCGCTACTGGAGTATTAGCTACTCAAATCACTAATATAAACGCAGAGTTTAGTGGTGTAAGTGGAACTTTAAATTCAAAAATAACAGATACTCAACTTACTTTTAGTGATGCAACTGGAACTCTAGCGACAACTATTAGCGCGCTTAACAGCGCAATGACTGGAGCTAGTGGAGTTTTAGATGCAAGAGTCACTAATACTAATACAACTTTTACCAATGCTTCTGGCGCTTTAGCTTCACAAATAACTTCTTTAGATGCTTATTATTCTGGAAAAGATGTTGCGGCAAATGCAAGAATTGATGGAACTGGTATAGCATTTAGTAATGTTAGTGGCGCTTTAGCTTCTCAGATTAGCAGTTTGAATGCAACTTTTACTGGCACTACCGCCGCTTTAAACGCTAGAATTGATGAAACTGGTTCTGCGTTCGCTAATGTTAGCGGTGCGTTAGCTACTCAAATTCAAACAGTCTCGGCTAAAACAGATACAGTTTCGGGAGCCGTTATAATAGAAACATCAGCTAGAGTTAGTGGTACTCAAGCTGTCAACAATCAACTTGCTTTAAATTGGGGTGTCAAGTTAACTGGCGACGGAAGAATTCTTGGGGCAATTAATTTATTTTCAAACGAAGAAACATCCAGCTTCAAAGTTCAAGCTGATAAGTTCGTAGTAGAAACGCCTGGTGTTCAATCAGTAACTCTTGTTGATTTGACTTCAAGTGGAATGGTTTTAGGCGCAGATGTGCTTTCTAATAATTTTTCGGCTGGAGTTTCTGGATGGAGAATCAAAAGAAATACTGGCGATGCTGAATTTAATAACGTATCAGTAAGAGGCGTAATTGAAGGAGGAACTACTTTTGGAGACACGACATCTAATTCGTTTGGTATAATTATAACTTCTCCAAATGGCATTAGAAGACAAAATAATACTGGAGTATTGACTCTGACTGGTGGTGTAGCTAATGGATACGGAAATGCTGCTGAAATAAATTTGATAGGAAATATCGCAGCATCAAACGCTGGTTCTTGTACAGTTTCTGCTGGAGATGGAGCAGAAGGACGTGTTTTTTTAAGAGCTGGAGATGCTTTTAGATTAACTGTTCATAAAGGCGGAAATATAGGAATAGGATCAGGCAAAGCTTCGGGAGCTTCTTACGAATTAGATGTGGGCGGAACAGTATCAGCCGACAATGATATTAGAGCTGGGGGTGATGCCGCTATAGTTGGTGTAATTAAAAAACAAACAACTGATGGATACACTGTACCTTTGTCAGATGGAGATAATAATATTGAATTTAAATGGGATGATGGATTATTCGCTAAAATAGGAGCGACTGAAATTGAGTTGGGCGCTGGAGGAGGAGTGCAGGGCGCAACAGGAGCGCAAGGAGCAACAGGCTCGCAAGGAACAATAGGAGCGCAAGGAATAGTTGGTGCTCAAGGCACTGACGGCGCAACTGGCGCTCAAGGCGCTGACGGTGCAACTGGCGCTCAAGGCGCTGACGGTGCAACTGGCGCTCAAGGCGCTGACGGTGCAACTGGTGCTCAAGGCACTGACGGCGCAACTGGCGCTCAAGGCGCTGACGGTGCAACTGGCGCTCAAGGCGCTGACGGTGCAACTGGCGCTCAAGGCGCTGA